CTATGAAGAAGTTCTTCAAGTTGTTTAGTTATCATTCTATCTTTAATACTTTCTTAATCTCTTTAGCTAAATACTGTGCATCAGGATGAGCGTCTTTATGATCTCTAAGAGATATAAAATATTTCCATTGATCAATAGTTCCTGTCATTATTAATTCAGTATAAGTAGCTAAAGGTAAAACATCTCTTGCTCTTTGTGATTTATATCCATCTTTAATGGCTCTCATATATTCCATTTCAGCTATTTTTAAAGATTCTAACATACCACTTGAATATTTTTCATCTGTAGGATTAACATAAGTAATTTCATTACTGAATTTACCTAAACTGTAATTACAATATCTTGTACTGCTTTGGCTGAAACTAAATACTCTGTGTCTTACAAATTCATTGGCAATAGCTCTTGAAGTTTTAATAAGTATAGTATATCTTTTAGCTAAATTATCTTCAGGAACATATAAATAAGGAAAATCATAATCTATTTTTCCTTTATTTTCCATTAATAATAAAGCATTACGATAATCTAATGCAAATAAATTATAAAACACATTTTCTTTAAGAAGATAATTAATGGGAATCATATACTTTTTCCATTTTTCATAATTTCTTAAAGTACTTGTATTATGTGCTACACACTTAAAATATACAGTTCCATGTTCTAAAGGTGATTGATGCTTATTATTTTTAAGCATTTCAATAAACTTAATATAGGAATCTTCCGTAATTCTATCTTCACTTTTATAACATACTCTACCACATTTTTCAATATGTTTTTCTACATCTTTTAATGTGTTGCCTTTTTGATTTATTAATTCTATTTCTTGATTTACAAATTTCATATTATTTTATTTTTTAATGAATCCAACAATTTCCTACCATAGGATTAGCTTTTAGTGTTACTCTTTTACAGAATATTGCTCCTGATTTTTCCATACATTCCTGAACCTTATTAGCTATTAATTCTTTCATTTCTTTAGGGCATTCAATAACTGATTCATCATGAACTAATATAATAATCTTAACTATTCCGAATAAATTATTTTTTATTATCCAATCAAATAAATATATCATAGCTATTTTAATAGTGTCTGCCCCTGTGGATTGTACAGGGTAATTGACGCTGTGTTTTTCCATTTCACTTTTAACTTTGAAATATTCTCTTACAGAAACCATTTGAATATCATTGATTTTATTTTCTTTCTTGAATTTATAATCACTCCAGAAATCAGGATAACTCATTTGTTCTTTCATTCTAACAATAATATCAAAGTTATCTATGTATATTTTTCTTTTTATAACAGGGTTGGTTAATATATATCCTCTTAGATTTACTAATCTCTTTTGTTCTTTTTTATAATTAGCTAATTTAGGAAAGCCTTTTATGTATTCATTTTCTATTCTTTTAGCTTCACTCTCTTCAAATCCTCTTTCAACTAAAGTTTTTGCATTGCCATCATAATTAAACGTAAAACCTATTGATTTACTTGCTTGTCTTAATTTAGGGAATTTACTTTTGATTTGTTCTTTAGGTACATCTATTTGATCTTTATATACTATTGAAGCTACTAAAGAGTGCATATCTCCACCATTATTTATCTCTTTAATCATAGATGGTTCTCCAGATAATTCTGCTATAACTAAAGTTTCTTGTGAACTATAATCAGTGGAAATAATTATATTATTATCTTCAGCTATGAAACAACTTCTTGTTTCTTCAGTAGCCGGTAGATTTTGCATATTTAATTTTTCATTCGTATTACTTACATTTCCACCGCTACTCATTCTTGCAGTGTCTGTACCTATTTGTTGAAAGTTAGGATGTATTCTTTTAGTTATGGGGTGTATAGCTCTTACCCATGAATCTCCATAAGTACTTAATTCTTTTTCTATTTTTGAAAAAGTTAAATAGATAGAAATTAATTCCGATTTATCTTTTTGTGGTTTAACTACATCTTCTTTAACCGACTTTTTTAATCTCTTTTCTTTTTTATCCCATACTTCAAGATTCAATCCTAAATCTTCAAATAAAGGAATTACTTGCTGAGGTGATTTCCAATTTACAGTACATTGAGGATCAGTATTAAAACCTAAAAATAAATCTCCTTGAGTATCTATTTTAGTAAAATTACTTTTACTTCCATATTTATTTACTACCCAAGTATTCATTGTATTTATTACTTCTTCCCTTTCTTTTTCTAATTTTTTTGTTTTTATATTCCACTTATCTTTATCCAATCTAATACCCATATATTCCATATAAGCAGGAATAAAAACAAATTTATTTTCAAGATAGGCTGAATTGACTAAATCCTCTTCTTCAAGCCTTTTTTCCTGTAATTCTTTTATTTTATCAAGATATTCTACATCTTTTAAAGCATAAAGAATCACTCTTTCTGTAAGTCCTTCAGTAGGAATATTACTTCTTACTTCCTTAGATAGATTGACAGATAAATAATTCAAACATAAATCATCTAACCCTTTACCTCTTGATGAATCAGGTAATCCTAAGTAAAGTATTTGTTCTACTAAATAGGTATCATATACATTCTTTAATATTATATCATAATGAAATAAAACTTTTAAATCAAACTTAGCATTTTGAATAATATAAGTCCTATCTTCTTCAAGTTTTTCTTTTAGTATTTTTCTTTGATTAACTGTTAAAGATTGATAGTCAAAACATACTTGAATATGATTTAATCCTAATTGAACAGTTAATAATTTATGTAGATAAGGGTCTAATCCTGAAGTTTCAGTATCTAATGAAAGAGTATTATATTGAAATATTTCTGGAATAATTTCTTCAAAAGGTATTATATGATATTGATTTGGAGGGTAGGTAGGTTTGTTATTGGTTATAAAAAATTTTCCTTTTAACATAATTATTATTTATCTTTATTTTTTATCCATACTACTGAATTATCATAATCTATAATCCATTTATTTTTTATTAAAAACATTCCTCCAAGTATTCCATCTATCCTTATACCATATTTATCTTCAATAGCTGCAAAAGATACTGAATCTTTTAATTCTATGAAATCATCGGATAAAACATTATTTTTTATTGAAAAAGATAATCTACATACAGGATTTACATCTGTTTTATCATTTATAGTAGTTACTCTTACTCCTTTATCAAGATATGTTTTATCTTTTATAGAGTCTAATATAGATTTAAATATTAAACTTCTATCTGATCCTGAATCAACAATGAAATTATATTTTTTCCCTTCTATTTTAGTTTTTATTATAGGAATACGTAAGGTTTCTATAGAACTTTTTACATTAATAAATCCTCCTTTTTGATTAAAAATTAAATTTTCATATTTTTTTATAGCTTGTTTATGTATATATAAGAAATATATAAAATAAAAAGCTGAAAAAACTAATAAAAGAAAATTTATAAATACTACATTATTCATACGTAATTACATTATATCCTCTAACTTTAGGTCTGTTATTTTGATTAATAACATCCATAGAATGTTCCATTTCTCCATATTGAAGTCTTAATAAAACTTCATCCATAATCTCTTGCCATTTAGGTAATGATTTACCATATGGAGATTGAAGCCTTTTATTCTTTTCTAAAATATTATTTTCAAAAGTCCATATAAGAGGCTGTCTATTTTCTTTATTAATTACTATAAATTCAAAAGGTAATATAGACCAATCTTGAAGTTCTAATTCATCTAACTTTAATCTTAAATTTTCTGAATATAAAGTAGCTTGAATCCAATAATTATAAGTATAAAAATTAAATTCAAAATTATCTTCTATATTAGATGAAGTTTTTAAATCAATAGGAGTAATAGTTTTATTGATAAAATCAAGTTTAATAATATCAAACATACATTTTACTTGTTTATCACCGAATCCTGTAAGTACTTTAGCTTGATAAATAATATCAGTATTTTCATTATACTTTAGTAATTCGGTTATTTTTTCATCTCTTTTGAGAGCTTCGACTACTTTAACAGCTGATTCATAATTTTCAAAACTTATTACTTGTTTACCTCTACTTTCAATTCTAAAGTTATAATAAGTAGAATAATCCGAAATGTATTTTACTTTAGTTTCATCTTTATAACTTTTACCATAATCTACTTCATTACAGCACTGTAAAATAAATAAATTAGTAAGCTCTTCAAATTTTGAAACAGGATTCTTTTCAAGCATTAAATTAATTACTTTCATAATCCCTTCAGTAGGTAATTTAGTATCCATTACTTTAAACTTATTACTAAAATTAATAGAATCAGTAAATAAGCAATCTACTAAACTACCAAATATCATACTATCATTTATTTTTCTCTCTTCAAATAAAGTCTTATATCCATTACTATAATAATTAGATAATTGACTATAATGAATAGCTTTTAATCCTCTATATGCTTCTTCAGACATATCTAAAAAAGCCTTATATACAGGATGTTTTTGTTTGTTTTTAATTTCTTTTTCTTGGTTTTTAATTATATTTTCAATAATTTCCATAAAATCTATTTTAATTGTTCAACATTAAGTCATAAGAGTACTTATTCCCTCCTCCCCCCCCCCTACAACCATTACATTCCTTAATTATATCAATAGTTTCTAATATTTGAGATTTATTTCTTACTTCAAAGAAATAAGCTCCTTTATAATTTCTATTTAAATAATCAAGAAACAATTTCTTTTTATAAGGATACACATCATTAGCGTATCCCTTTCCTTCAATTACATAAAAAGGTATTTCACTGTTAGTACTTTTAACAATGAAATCAGGTTTATAGGTAATATTTACAGGTTTAGTAGTTATTTCTCCCCAATATTTACTCTTTTTAGATAGTGGAGAGAATACTTTTATATTTTCATATTTATGTAATTCAACTAATGTAAATACTGTTTTTTCATAGTCAAATTCCATATTATTATCCTTTAAATATTTATAGATTACTTTATCTAAGGTACTTCTAAACTTGATTTCATCATATATTATTTCTTTGGAGTTTAATACCTTTCTATTTAATTTAAGATGATTCATGTTGTTGGTATTCTTTAGCTAATAATTTAATTTTTTCAGATTCTGACATAGGTTGTGTATTGTAAATACTTAATCTAAGATTAGCTTTAATAGGACTTTCACCATTATTGTAGGAGATAACATATGAGAATAAGGTTTTTTTCATAAACCAATTAAATATTCCTTGATATAAAAAATTTACTTCATTTTTACACATATATACTTCTTTATTATTATATATCATAGAATATAATATAAGTTTATAAGTACCATCAAGACGTTTTACCCACAGCATTTTTTTACCTATAAATATATCTACAGTTTCCTTTTTATTTTTTAAATTCCTACCTAAATATATTTTTACCATTCTAAACTTTGAACTATTAAATACAGACCATAATTTAGAACTATATGCAGATATTTCCTCTGTAACCACTATTATATATATAGGAATTATCGTATATAATAAGGTATTATTTGTTAATTCTTTATTTAATATTACATACTTTTCATTTTCTCTATGTAAAAAACTATGATTATTTTTACTTATAGTGATAACCCCTAAAAAATTTTTATAAATATTATGATCAATATTTAATGACATTTATCTTTCTATTAAAGTTAATATATTGGCATTATACTCTCTAAACAAATGTGGAGGAGGAAATCCTAAATGAGCATATCTAATATGTTCAACTACAGTATTACCTATTAATCCTGCGCATAAAGCACAAACATAAGTAGTTTGTTTTCTATTGCAAGTTACTGCATCGGCTTCATCATCTGAAAATAAAGATTCTTCATATTTTTGAAATGAATAATCATCTGGTAATACAGTATAAATTTGTATGGTATCAATAGACATTCTTATATCTATAAGTACTTTATTCCTTTTAAACTCTTCCTTTACTGTTATTACTTTGTTTTTCCAATCCTCATATAATATATGTCTTCCTTCCATATTATCTATACCTATAAAAGTATAATCGGGAAAAGAATTTAAAATTATTGGTATATGTGCTAAGAAAGCATTATGATTTGCAATATAAGTACTATTAAAACCAATATTCATATAACGTATAAACTGAGTTATTACATCAGATTTTTTAAGATTGCACATATTAGTCCCAAATAATTGACCTCCTAAATTTTGTTCTTCAACTATATCATTATCATATAAATATAATGCTTTAGGAGAGAATCTTGATAGAATAAAGGATAACCATGATCCTACTCCACCTAATCCTATTACCAACATAATTTTTTCTTTTAAAAAATCAACATAATCCATTCCGGAATCTCTTGAAACTTCATTATGTTTTCTATCATAAAGTCTTGTTAAGACTTCTACAGTACGATTAATTAATTCTTCGTTTATTTCCATGATTCTATTATACTTTTTACTTCTTTCATTAAATTGTTATTCGGATAATTATTTATTACTTCTTCCATACATAATAATAAATCGTCTTCTGTATATTTATCACCATAAAAGTTAAGAGAAAACATAAATCCTTCTTCTAATATCGAATAAAGTTTATTATCCGAAACTCCATAACTTGATAGATTTATATAGAATTTATTTAATACTTCATTAGCAGATTTACTACAAAAGAGTTCCCCTGTAGCTAAGAAACATAATATCTTTTCACATATATAATACATTTCTCCAGTTACCTCTATATTTTCTCCTAATGTATTTACTAATGAATATGTTCCATTAATATCATAAAACTTTTTTCCTGAAGGTTTTGTATTAACTGTATTCTTATTATTTACAATGCTTGTTTCTTTCTTTTCTTTAGGATTAGTTATGGGAGCATATTTATCCCAATAACTATATTTATCATTTATATTAGTAGTTTCATCATAATAATTATCCATGTCATCATATGAGTTATTAAACATATTATATTGACCATAATTATTATAATGAGTATTATAATAATAATTATTATGTAATTTCTTTTTAGCTTTTTCTTTCTTTCTTTTAATTTCTTTTATTTGTTCAAAGTATTCATTTGTACTTTCTTTATTCCATTCAAGAATACAATCTCTTATTTCATAACTTTCAGAAACAGTTTCTTTTTCTTCAGTGCTTACTATCTCTTTAGTTACTGGATGTAAATATGAATTAACAGGTTTAACTGTAGTAGTAATTTTAAATCCTACTTTAGCTATAATATCCATAGCATTATTTACTATTATGCTAAGAAATACAGGATAGTTACTTTGTTCAAATGCTTTAGAATCAGTTGCAGAAAAAAAGGTATCCATATTATGATGACTGTGCATATTACCCATATAACAATCTATTAAATTATTAATCACCATGTAATGAGTTATTTCAGGATCAGTAACATCATATTCAGTAGTTGTTTGACTTCCCACATCAAGAGGAATTAATCCTTTGACATGATAAATAAACATATTATTTTCTTCAGTTACTGAATAAAATATAACTCCACTCCATTCTTCTGATGGTGAAGCAAAATTATATTTCTGAATTTGATCTATAATATTATCAGGAATAATAACCTTATCTTTTAGTGTTTTACTTTTATTAGTTGTTATTTCTAATTCAGTATTATTAGAAACTGCTTTAGATGAAATCTTAATAGTCTTTGAGGATTTTTTAGTGTCTTTTGACTGAATCTTTTTTGTTTTATTTGACATATTTATAATGTATATTTATTAGTTTTAAGAAATCTGTATATATTTTCTTTTAATTTTTCATGAGTTGATGTGTCTATAATATCCGGTAAATTTCCATTTACCATAAGAATATTATACAAATGTATTATCAAACATAAAAAATTAGGATTAGCTATTAAAATATAGTTATCATTATTACTATAATTATCCGACTTAATAATTTTAAATTTTATATCTTTCTTATTAAATCTTACTTTATTATCAAAAAGAGTAAAGGTAAAGTTATTTACTTCTTTCTTATTTTTTATATTTTCTTTTATATATATTCTTCTATCACTTTCTACCGCTGTTACCAATAAAGATTTTATAAGATCATATTCATCCCCTTCTAAATATTTAAGTCTGTTTAGTATAGAATTTGTAGCTACTATTAACAATTGTTCTATAGGATAGTTAAATATAGAATGTATGTTGAAATTTGTACCATTAATTTTATTTGTTTCATATAGATATAAATTTTTATCATATAATTCAAATATCATATTCGCTATTATTAAATTTATATTTCTATTATCCAATATATTAATGTTATCATATCCATTACTTACTTTTATATAATCATGAATAGAAATCAATTTTGATTCTACATTTGTTATTTTCGATATTCTACAATATGCCGAATGAGTAGTTTCTATTGTAAGATATTGATCTATTAATGTGAATAAAGTGATAAACCATTCTTTTGGTAATTCGTCATTATCATTTAATATTAAATTAGCAGCATTATAATGATTTGTTAATGGGGAATTATTACCTAAACAAAAGTCTCCTACTGTAGTTGAAATATCTAATTGGTATAAATGAGGAAAATAAAATTTAGCATTAAATTCCTCTTCAGTTAGAGTCATTCTGATACCTTTAGGATAATATACATAACCACCATTATTTATAGTGAAACATACATATATATCTTTAATAGTATGATCTTTATTACTTTGCATAGAGTGCATTCTAACTTCAGGATAATGAATAATTAAAGCATATTTATCACCTTTTTCATTTGAATGTACAATTACTCTATCATTACCATAATATTTTAAAGCATAAATAAAGGCCTTACAGACTTTATTTCTGTAAGACCTTATATTTGGTAATGATTTTACTTTACTAAACGGTAAAACCATTTTTTAATTGTTTATTATTTTAAAACATTCCTTTGAACAGTTTTCTATCTTCTTCAGAAATTCCTGAAACACAAGAATTGGATTTTGTTTTAACTTCTACTTTAATTCCTAATTCCTCTTCAATAGCTGCAAGTCTACTTTCTACCGAATTAGCCCAATCATTGAGATTCATTGAATAACCGTTCATCGTATTATTACAGTAATTTGATTTACCATACTTTAATACAAATCCAGCTAATATTTCAGTTTTTACTTGTGAAATATTACCTATTTCTTTTCTAAGATTAGGATTATTTTCAATGATTTTCTTGGTTTCAGCCATCAGTTCCTTTCTGTCTACAGCTGAAGAAATCTTTTTATCTTCCTGCATCATTGAAAAGATAAGATTAGTATAAGTAGTACCTCTAAGAACTACTTCTTTAGGAATGACAGCATCCCTATTACTAACATTAAAAGAAGATTTTGAATATCCTTCAACCATACGGATATTTTCGTAATTAATACCTTCATTATCCATTACATCGAGTAAATCACCTAATGTGTTAAACTCTCCATTAAACTCATAAGTCAATCCGTTTTGTGGATCAATCACTTTAATTGTTCTCATTGTTTTTTACTTTTTAAATTTAAATTTAAATTGCAGATATTTATAAGTTTATTAATAGTTTTACATAGAATTTCCTTACTATAAACTTCATAAAGGTCACTGCTATCCTTTACTTTTAAAGAATTAGGAATTTCTATTTGTGGTATATCGAATAACTTTGATAATTTATGACCGTTCATTCTTCCCCAGTTTTGGGAAGCTTTAAAGTCATTATCATACAGTATATAGATTTGGTTAAACCTGCTTTTTAATTGATTAATTATTTTTTTCTTAGGTATAATAGATTCTGCTTGTAGAGAAATTGAAGGAATACCTGTATGATAAGATATAACCATAGCATCTTTTTTTGATGATGTAATGATTAATTTTTCTCCTTTTTCAGGTAAAGTGTGCCATAATTCCCACACTGAAGAATCTTGTTTGTTAATCCATTTTTGATTTTTATTATAGGGTTGATATATCTTATAACTTATCTTATTGTCTTTATTTTCTATATAAGCATAAGCTAATCTATCCGTATAATAAGGATATGTACCAGTCTTAGTATATATAAAAACCATATCTATAGGAACAACATAACAACTTTTTAAATAATCTACAGGTAATCCGTATTTACCTGTCCAAAAGTTTATATCATCATTATCCCACTCTCTTATTCTAACTTTAATATCAATTGTTTTTGATATTTTAGTTCTCTTTGAATGGTTTATAGTAACACATCCTTTTGAATAATTTCTAAGCATATCATTATAAATTATGGATAATGTATCTCTATAACTTAAATGATATTTAGTCATTAACAGATTAAATATATTTCCAGATTCTCCAGTAGCAAAATCTTTATATCTAATAGAATTATTTCTATAGTAAATACCGAATGAAGGATTTTTATCCTCTCTTAAAGGACTGTTTATAAGAGAAGGAACTTGCAAAATTCCAAAATAAAATGAAAGTATTTTAAGTTCGGATACTTTTGATAAAATATAATCTAAACTTATCGGTATTTTTCCTATAGAAATCATACTAAATAATTAAAACTATTTATATTTTTTTATATTAAAATGGTAGATCGCTTTTACCTATTTCAGGTTGTTTCATATTACCTAAATCAGGTAAATTAATTCCTGAAGAGGTTGAAGTTATTTCAGTAGGTTTAGCTTGTAAAACATATTTCTGAAGACTATCATAAGTAAATTCTCCTGTAGATAATTGTCCCACTTGTTTAGCTTCTTCTACAAATTTCAAGAAATAAGAATAATTATTAGACCAGGCTCTTTGAGTTTGTCCTGAAAGAACCTGCTGATATCCTTTATCTACATAGAATAATACTTTTACAGTATATCCTTCAGTAAGTTTAACCAGATTTTTCAATTCTTCTACATCTCCTGAAGCTATCTTATTCATATTATCGATCCTACATTCCACTTTATTACCTGCATCATCTTTTTGAGCAGTATTAGCGTAATTCTTCAAAAATCTCGTAAGTTCTTCTTCTCCAGCAATACATGGTCTTACATCATCAGGAGTAAACCAGTGCATATTATCTGGAACTCCTAATACTTTATTATTTTCTTTATCATAAGGAAGCCAAGCACATTCACCATATTTATTGATTACTTTAAGTTTATTTTCATCCTTGTTAAGCATATATTTATTTCTAGCAAAGAATTTAATAAATCCAAAAGTATCAACACCGTTGTTTACAGGATTATCATTAGTTCTTACTAAGAAAGTAATAACCTGAGTTACTTCACCATCTTTTTCAATGGTGTATTTAGGTTCATTTTTACTTTCAAATCCTCTTAGTTTATCAAGTTCTTCTTTAGTAGGATTAACTGCTAATACATTTACACATCCTACTCCTGTGTATAACGAAGATTCAAATGCTGGTTGTTTATCAGCATTGTCTCCTACTGAAATAGCCATGTGGACATAAGCAGCTACATTTTCTTTAAATACTTTACCTGTTTTTGCAAGGTTTTTCTTTTTCAAATTAAATTTCATATTATTAATGTTTATGTATGATTAATTATAACATTCTTTCTTGAACACTTAAATAATTATCTACAGGTACTTCTGTAGTATCAATACTTTCTTCAGATATTTCATGATTTTCTTCTATCATATCATCTTGTGGTACTTCTTCTACTTGACTGTTATTAATTTCTTCTACTAAATCTTTAAGTGCTTTACCACTTTCAACTTCTTTAATAACACTAAGAAGACTTCTACCGTTAAGAAAGTGTTTTCCTGTTTCTTCAGCTCTTTCAATCTCTTTCATTAGCCGTTCTTTTTCCGCTTCAAGAACAATAATTTTTTCTTGAATTGAGTTTAGTTTTTTAACTATAGGTTTAGTAGAATTAATAATTCCTCCTAAAAATGTTTTTGTTAAGTTACTCGATAACTTCATGTCTTATATATTTAAATATGAATAAATAATTATATAGTTTATTTTACTGTTTCTTCAGTTTCTTCTTCCTCTCCATCATAATAACTATTAAGAGAATCAAATACTAATTGTAAATCATTAGGAATATAATCTTCTTTAAATACTCCCATAGGACTTTTAGCAGGAACAATAATACCATCTATAAGCACTTCATGAGTAGCAAATAAATGCTCTCTTTCTCCTTTACTTCCATGTTTAATAAATGAATAAAGAAGTGTTGAAGTAAGTTCTATAGGATTGAATTGTTCTTCTACTAACTTACCCACTGTTTTTACTTTCTTTTTTACAATAGTATTATCAGATATTACATCATCATCGTGAAGCATAATAGCACAATTTAAATCAGGTTTTGATATTGCAATAGCATCAGTAACCATCTTAAAATGTAATGCTATTTCTGTGAATTTAGTAAACCCTGTTTCTTTAGCTCTCTTAGCAAATTCATCTACCATAATATACCTCATATCATCAATGATGAGATTCTTTATAGAATCATTAGCACTTGCCCACTCAATAATTTTAATTACATCAGAGTAGTTACTTGTACTAAATACATTTACTTTTTCTTTGTAATTTTTTCTACTACCACCAAATGGTAAATCTTTATTTTTTACAGATTTTACCACCACTGTTTCTTTAGGATTTAAGGTTCTGATAGAAGAACTCTTACCAGAACCTGTATTACCCAATATTATTACTAAATGTCCCATTCAATCTTTATTAATTTTGTTTTTATGTCTGTCTTTATATTCTTTTAAAGAGGTTAAGAAATCATACATTTCTTTTTGATTGTTCATTAATGTGTTTATATCAGAAGCTATTTTATTTCTTTCTTCCACAAATATTTTTATTATTTCTTCATTTGATTTATTAATTTTACTTCGTAATTTATTATCTTCTATAAAGTAACTCTTTAATTTTACACAAGTCTTTTGAAATGTTTCAAGTTGTTCATTCAGATTATCTACTTTAATATTTAATTCTTTATATTTGATAGTCTGTTGCTCTCTATACAAAACAAAACTTAAAGTATGAATAAGAGAATAAATAGATAATAATAATGTAATTATAAATAATAAAGTCATATCATTAATAATTTTAGTGATTAAATATTTTGTTTGTTTCTGTATTTTGTTTTATACATGTCATTATATAATTGCTGATATTTCTTACGAATAGTTTTTATATCGGTTCTTTGATGTTTTATAATGTTTTCAAGTGATTCAATTCTTACTTTAAGATTGTGATTTTCTTTTTTAAATTCATTATTTAATATATTATGATTACTTATAATGTTTGAAGTAGCAGAACTTAAATCTTCTTCTACATTACAGAATGCTTTTTCAATCTTTGAAAATTCTTTCCCATAACTTAATATTTTATTTTCAAGAACTTCAAATCTTTTCTTCATATTTATATAATTTGTACTCATTAAAATTAAAAGTAGTACAGGTAAAATGAATAATACAGATATAATTATCTCCATAAATTTTTAATAGTTCTGAATAATTTATTATTATTGTTTTTATTTACAATTTCATCTGATATATTACAAAGTATAAGACTTTCTTTATTCTTTTTTATTAGTCCATATACTTCATTTAATTTCTTTTCATCATGAGGTAAAGGTAACTCTTGAAAATAAGATACTGCACCATCGAAATATAATGGGCATACTCCATTACCTTCACCATCTCTTGAAGCGCATACTTCTAAAAATCTCAAGTTATCCTTTAACTTTGTTACATTATATCTCATATATTCAGGTAATTCATGTTTATATGGAGAGAATATTCCAAGCATAATATTACAATCAAACTGTGTACTTTTATTCCAGTTTAATCCATCTCCTGAAGGTCTTATTTTTCCTGCTTTATAATTCTCTACCCCTTCATGAGTAGCTACTTGCTGTTGAATATTTACAATACTCATGTTGTATCTATCCCTTAATTCGACTCCATAATCATAAGACATTTTACCTATAGATTCCATCTTATTCATCCCTGATTCATTAGAAGTAAGGCCTATATGATCCCATATAACTAATCTGTAAAGAAAAGGATTATGAGGTTCATATCTATCGAATACTTCAACTTCTTTAGGAATACCTGTATCTCTATCTTTTATTATAACTTTCTTTTTATATATCTTACCTTCATCTACTGTTTTCGATAAAGCATGTTTATACATTCCTGTAGGATTTCTTGTAGAATTAAATTCCACATGTTCTTCAAAATATTTACATAATATTTTAAATTTAGTGGATTTAATTAAATCAAGAACATCTTTACTAAGAGGTTTAGTTTCTTTAGTAGATTGTAAGTCCATAGGAGATACTCTTATAGTATATCCTGATAATATATAAAGAATATGACTTAACCATCTTATATATATCTTTCTTGGAGTTTCTTCCCAAGCAAAATATAATATACGATAATCAATTTCTTTTTGTGGATTATTAAAACAATATAATAAAGGATGATAGATAAATAAGTATGAAGATAATTGAGTTTTAGCAGATTTAGTAGCTCCAGTAACTATATAATAAGTTCCTTGAGTTACTCCTACAAAATCATTTGAAAACCTATAAAAAGGAGAGGGAATACAATTGATTCCCCCCTTTATTATAGTATCTCTTCTATGTTCAAGATAATTAATAATATCTTGATACATAGTTAAAGTATCATTCATCTTTTACATCAAAACCAAATTCTTTCATAATTTCTTTAGTTCTGTTAATATCTCTTTCAAGACTTTCAATATTGTCTACTACTTCAAGATATTTAATAAGTTTGAAAGGATAAGTCGTTTTAATACTTTCTAAGTACACTTTTGTTTTTTGAAGTTCTTTCCTTGCTGAAAGCATTTTCATCTGTAATTGAAGATTGGTATCTTCCACTAAAAAGTTTACTTCTTTCTGTAAATCTGTAACAGGATTTAACAGTGTTTTCTCCTTGTAATTGATTCTCACTTCTTCCATCTTTTCCATTTTCTCTTGATTTAAATTCTTGTTTTCCATCTTCTTTTGAATTATTTTTATTATATAATATATTAAAATAGTCTTTTTTAAAATCTTTATAGTATTCTACTAAACAATATTCATTAGTGTTTCCGATATATTTATAATGAATAGAGAAATCTCCTGATTTTATATCATTTGTGACATATAAAGTTATGTCATATAATTTAAAATCATCTTTTCCTAAACTATAAATAATACTTCTGCTTTCTCCCAAAACACCTTTATTTTTTATTATTTTATTCCAAAAATATTCTCCTTCAATACTGTTTTTTATATTTAAAACTTCAGTCACTTCTCTAAGTACATAGTTTGATAACCATAATAGTTTGTTACAACGGTAGTAGTTAGCTTTATATAAAAGAGCTACATACGGATTGACATTGTTTTTTATACATAAATTCTTTTCTATCTCTGTTAAAGTAACTTCAAAATTATTTTGGGGGTAGATAAGTCTATATTCAATCCCTTTAATACATTTAGGATCATTAAGTTTTTCTATAGATTTTAATTTTTCTTCCCATAATTCTTTTCCTGTTTTATTGTCTTTATTATACTTTGATTTAAAATATTCAGGTAATTCGTATTTGGAATTATATCTCATTACATTTTTAAAGTACATTAAATCTTCTTCAAGTATTTGTTTTCCTGCATTAATATAATAGGCTTCATAATCATTTTTAAGTATTATATTTCTAAAAAACGTTTTATTGTAGCAATAATATTCTACTAAATCTTTTATAGTATTACTTAATACAAAGAAATTAAAGTTATTTCTTTTATCTGTATTAGATAACCATAAAGAATTAATAAAACTTATGACTACACTAATAGGATATTCATAAAATTTCTCATATATGTTAGCGGATATTTTATAATCCGAATCTTCAATAATTTTTTCTTTGTACCACTTATTAGTATAATATAAATATTCCTCTATTTTATTTGAATTTATAACTACTTCATTATCAAATTTAATATATATATTATAATTTGTATCTTTAAATTTTTCGATAATTATGTTTTCCACTATTAATACTTCATCTTTTAGGGTAAAAAATGTATAGCCTATATTAAAGTAATTATTTTTAGAATATGCTTTTAATTTACATAAAATATCTTTTTCTTCTTCGGATATTGACTTTAAATATGAAATAAGTCCGTATTTAATATCACTTATAAAAAATAATTTTCCTTGCTTTATGATATTATATTTATGCATAAGTGTGAATAGGGGACTTCTATCACATTTAATACTTTCTTCAATTTCTTTTTCAGTCAAATATATTTTATTTGTTTTTACTCCTATATATTCTTTATATACATAATCTTTTATTATTTTATTATTTTTTATTATTTTAGGAAGATTATTTGTAATAATAATTTCTTTTATGAATGTATTATTCTTCTCTTCTGAATTTTTCTTTAATATGAAACTTTCTATTTCTTTATTTATTTTTCCATAAATAATATTATCATATATGTTTTCTATATTAGATTTAATTTCTAATATTGAATTTATACATGTTTTATCTTCATAACTAATATCTAATTTTGATAAAATATCTACATGATTTTTTATATTTTCAACTGTTACTTGTATGTCATATTTATAATATAGATATAATATATTCCATATATCAGTTATTCCACTTTTTATTTCTTTAAGGTCTTCTATACTTATAAAGAAATTTTTATCAGGTAATTCATATATTATTCCGGATTCAAAGAAAGTGTTATTATTTACCTCTCCAAAATCTTTTATGATATTCAATCCTTTATTTGGTTCTTCTATTATTTTGATCCATAATGAAGCTTTATTGGGAAATGCATAATGTGATTTACCACTTGTATACCATGAAAATCTTCTCTCAGCTTTGTTTGCACATTTATTTTTTTGAAATACTTCTATGTCAAATCTATTGTCTTGTTTCATAGTTTCAATAGCCATCTGAGCCACTACTTCTATAGGAAATTCTTTTAATTTTTCTTTATTATAATCTTCAGGAATAACTGCATATTTATTTTCATATAATACTATATATTCTTTCATAGTTGTTTTATTTTTATAAATATTAATTACTTTGTTTGTATTGTATTACTTTGTTTGTTGTATTATGGAGGTTAGTTCATAATTATTTTATTGTTTATATTGTAATACATGAAACAACTATTTACCAACCTCCAATTTATCTTTAATCATCTTCCCATTCCAATATAATAGATGTTCCTTTGAAATCTTTATATTTATTTATTAGATTTTTCTTGATGTTGTCTACCTTGATAATAAACTCTACACAAGAAAGAATAAAATAAAGAATTCCTACTACTAATAGAAAAATAATGATTGATTTAATGTAAATTACTTCCATAGGCAAATAATATTAATGATACAAATATACAATGTATAAATGATATTATGACTATAATTTATCTTAACTCACTATTTGAAAAGTTAAATGACTGTTCTTCATTATTTTTATTTTCTATGAAAGTAAGAAGGTCTGAAGTATAGTTGATTTCACCATTTTTATTTTCATTCTTTAAAATGAAATATTTTAGTGTTCTCATATAACTGTAATTTCCATTGAAAGATTGTACATATCTTTTAGCAGCCTCTAATATATCATCTTTAGTGATATAAGGATTTTTAGCTACAAACACTTCAAGTTTCTTTCTTACTTCTGAAGAATTTCCTCTCCAGTAAATATTAGTTCCTTCTTTTTTACCTTCAGGGAAGATGTTTTGAAGGGATTTTATAAAAGATAAATCTACTTTATTTATTTTATTATGGATATTGTTTTTTGATAATCCTTTAAGTATGTTTGAACAAAGGGGATTTAAACTTCCGTCAGATAGAATATAGTTTTTTAGTTTCATAACTCTTAATATATAATCAAAAGTCGTATTATTCTTTTCTGCTATTTCTGAAGTTATTAATATAAGCGCTTCTGCTAATGATAGATTATATTTCTCTAACATAGCTTCATTAATAAAGATATTCATATATATATAT